TCACACATGATTATGTCGGTGTCCTCGGGCCTCGTAACTCCGGCAAATCGTTCAACGCAACGATCTGTCACCTGATTGATTACTACGCCAATCCAACCAGCACAACAACGCTGGTTTGTTCCACTACCAAGGAACGGCTCGAAGATCGCATCTGGGGTGAAATCAAGAAATACCATCGCATAGCACATAGCCGCTGGGAGAATTGCCCGGGCCATCTGATCGAGGGTCGCCAGCGAATTGTCACCGATGACCGGGATGAAGCCAGCGAAGGTCGGGATTTCAGGAACGGTCTGATCGGTGTGCCTGTCCTCAAGGGAAGTGCGGCGGTCGGCATCGGCACATTTCAGGGCATTAAGAACAAGCGAGTCCGGCTCTGCGGCGATGAGTTGGCCGCGCTCCCGAAGACGTTCATTGATGCGATTGCCACGCTGGACATTCAGGGCGAATTCAAGGTGACAGGCATGGGCAATCCCGCCCAGACAACCGATGCCCTTGGCATCCTCTGCGAGCCGCATGTTACGCTCGGCGGTTGGGAGGGCGGCATTGACCAGACGCCCAAGACCAAGACTTGGAAGACACGGTTTGAGGGTGGCATCTGCATCCAGTACCCCGGAAGCGATTCCCCAAACATGGATGTGCCGGAAGGAGAAGCCCCCCCGTATCCCTTCCTGATGACTCGGGAAACATTGCTGCGGGATGCTCAGACCTGGGGCAAGGATGACTGGCATTACACGATGTTCGATGAGGGCAGGATGCCCCACGGCCAGGGCAGCCGGCGAGTCATCACCCGCCAGCTTTGCCTGAAGCAACACGCGATGGAAGAACCTGTCTGGCTCAACTCGGACCTGACCTACATCACGGCGCTGGATGCGGCCTACCGGGCCGTTGGCGGTGACAGGTGCGTCTTGATGCGGCTCGCCTTTGGCCAGGAATCATTCGAGCCATTGACGGGAACGGAGTTCGTTGAGTCGTTCATCAGCCAGAAACAGGAGGAGAACCGACACAAAATCATTCTGGCTGTGCTCGATATGATGGTCATTCCTATTGCCGCGAATGAGATGGAAGCGCCCGAAGATCAGATTGTGATGTTTGTCAAGGCCAAGCATCAGGCATGGAATCTTCCTCCTGACTCGCTCTATTACGATGCCGGTATGCGGACCAGTCTTGTGACTTCATTCGCCCGCAACTGGTCCGCCAAGGTCAACTCGATTGATTTTGGAGGCAAGCCATCGCAGCGCCCCGTCTCCCGGGATATTGAAATCAGTTGCCGGGATTACTACGCAAATTTCGTGACTGAGCTTTGGTATTCAACCCGGCTCGCAATCGAAGCCGGCCAGGTGCGCGGCATGATGGAAGACTTGGTTCAGGAAGGTTGCGCCCGCGAGTGGACCAATGTTGGAGCCAACAAGATCAAGGTGGAGACCAAGGATGAAATGAAGCTGAAAAGCGGAAGGTCGCCTGATTTGTACGACTGTTTCGCCTGCGGCATTGAGGGTGCGCGGCAGAAGGGTTTCGTAATCTCTCGCCTTGGAAATCCTGAGCGGGACGCTACCGACTCGCGCTGGAAGCAGGAATTGCTCAGGAAAGCTGTAGCCCTTCGTATCGCACACGAATTGAACTACGCGGTCTGAACTCAGAACACGTTGCCATCCGTCCAGACAATCTGAAGTTCAGGAGACATCAGGTAGGAACCCGGAGCCACTTTGTCTGCCGGCCAATGTCGGGCGATTGCCTCCACTCCAGACTGCTCCATGAATCGCTTGGCAAACTCTGAACAGAACTGCTTTGACCATGATCCTTGATTCACTGCCAAGGTGAAGCAGAGCAGGCCGAGGTAATCGTACTTCTGCCCAATCGCCTTGGCGAAGAACCAGAGCATCGCTGAGTCCATATCGGGTTTGTGCTTGGCGCGAAGCACAAAGCCAACATTGCTGGTTCTCAACGGATATGTGCGAACACCCGTCTTCTCGCGGGAGCCAACTGATTCGTTCTTGCCGATGTACACCTCAACATGCGACACCCGCGACCACGTTTTGACGGCGATCACGTAGCCAAAGAAGGTGCTTGGCCGGTAGAGCAGGAGGTCTCCGGGAAGCAAGACCGAAGGGTCAAAGGCCATCAGAACGAGACCGAGTAGGCCAATCCAAACAGATTCCAGGGTGAGGGTTCACCCGTCCTCTGCTCGATGGCGTAGAAGGCGTTGAATCCTTTGTAAATCTTCACGCCAATTCCTGCGCCGAATAGCCCAACGGCGGTTCCGTTGTCTGTGCCCTCTCCGGCAACTGGAGTTGCCACACCCGTAAATGCGAACGGCCTGAAGATGACTCCATTGGTCCCGCCGATACGGATGGGAGCCTGGAACTGAACCTGGGCACTCGGCATCGTCACGTTCTTATCGAGCCAGTCAATGCCAACGCCGGTGGCAACGTATGGCGAGATGTTGTAAAGCACCACAGCGCCCGCTCCATACGAGGCTCCACTGCTCGATGAAGTGCTGCTGTGCGGTGTGTAGATTCCGAACGTCGCAACGCCCCAATTTGTTGCTTGGCTGAGAGAGCCAAGGAAATCAACGAACGGGCCGGAGAGCGTCGGCGGACTCGTATTGGTGTCGAGGACTTGTGAATAACCCGTCAGCGCCAAGGCGCAAACGGCCAGTATCGAGCAGAAGAATTTCTTCATAGCGTTATAGTATCACTTGTTTGGCTGTTGAGCGATGTGCAGTTGATATGCGGTTTTGAAATCCACGAATTCCTTTCTAAATTCATCCAGTGCCCGGCTTCCGCTCCGGTCAATCTCGGCACGCCATAGCCGCAGAGCATCCAAGTCCTGCCGGGTGGTGGCGTAGTTCGCCTCAACAGTGGTAATCTTAGCGATAACGACATCCAGCTTTGCGCTCATCGTTGCCGCGCCCCACACAATGCCGATGACTACGCCAAGAATGCCAAGCCCAAGGCCGATTTGAACGGGAGTAGCTTCGCTGATTGTGCTCCTATTTGAATCGTCCTTTGCGCCATTCATGCGTTTTTGTTTCAATTTGTTCATTGTGCATCCAGCTAGAACTGCTGGTGAGAAATCATTACGCGATTTTCTGACTCGCCTACCCCGAGAAAGAATCTAGGAGCAGGAGGATTCGTTGCCGTCCAATTATTCGTGTTCAGCAGCGTCCAGGGGCCGCTTAAAGAATCGGACATCGCAAGATTGGTCGCGTTGGTCGTTGTGACAAAGAGAATCCAGTTGGTCAATCTCGGTCCGTACAGAGACACTGACAACGCGAGATTGGTTCCGGCGTTGAACCTGTTCGTGTACACGCCACTGACCCGGCCCATGAAGATCGTATAATTGCTGATTGGCAAATCGCTCACGGAAGCATCCCACCCCAGCGTCACATTGGTTTTCAATCCCGGGATCGTGTTCGTGAAGATAGCTTCGTTGCTGTAGTTGCTTTCCAATCCGTTGGTGGCGGTCGCCGTCACAACGAAGTAGAACGGCGGGAAGATCGGCTTCGGCGTTGGTCCTGGCGGTGCTGCCGGAACGAGAGAACCGGCTTTCGCAATCAGTGCGGATGCGCCGTCTCCCTGCTGCACCGCCGCAGACTTGTGCGCCTGCTTGATCTTCTTGAGCGGCAACGGCGGCGTTGCTCCAGCGGCTTGATAAGCAAACCACCAGAGTATGCCGATGACCGTTGCCAGCCAGATTAGCCAGAAGATCAGCGATTTGGCTTTGCCGCTCATCAGGTGATGACGATGGCGTCAATCTCGGTACGGATCGTATCGGCAGTTTCCTTGAACTCGCCGCGAATGGCGAACTGCTTCAGGTACGCCGAGAGCTTATCTTTGACCCAATCGCCCTTCGATATGCCCGATGCCGGGTTGTAATCGGTTGCCGCGCACAAGCCATTGAGAAGCCGTTGACCGTCTGTGTTGTCAGCTATCGTTATTGTCAGTGTCATAATTGTTCTCCTAATCTAAATGAACCCACCCCCTAAATCCATCCTGAGAAATTGCACCGCCCAGTACAAGTCCTCCGCCTCGGCTGCGGTCAATCCTTCGTGAATCGCCATGAATGAGACGCGTTTGCTTGAAACATCTGCAAGCACGCCGCTATCG